TTTGAGAGCATCAAAAAAGGCGGCGTAGTTTTCCACGCTGCCTGTCAGCTCGTCTACGGCAATATCGGGAAGCTCTTTGCCGTCCGTCTGGGACACATCGAAGACGCTCACCACCTTGAAGGCGGGGCGGGTCACTTCAACCGTCTCAGTGACCGGCTTGCCGTCCTTGTCGAGAACGGGCTTCTGCGTTGCTGGGTCGAGTTTTTCCCGCTCTTCCTGCACCTTGTAGGGCGCAGGAGCAAGGATTTTGATACCCTTTTCGCCCTTCATCACATGGCGGTCGAAGTTGCGCTGCCATGCCGTGTAACCGGCGATCAGCGTCGCATCTGGCTTCTGCATGGCGATGAGAAGCGTATTGTTAAACGAGTAGTTGTAGAACTTGGACATCGTTTTCAGGTATTCTTTGAAGCGTTCGGATTCAAACAGTTCCTTGAGTCCCTGTTCCAGCTTGTCGGTGATTTCCCGGACTTGCTGGGCGTTTCTGTTTTCAGCCATTTCTAACCTCCAATCTTACTGATTTGAAATAGAAAACTCCGGCTGAGATTTGCCCGAAAGACGGGCTTTGATCTCAGACGGAGTTTCCGTTCTGGTCAATCTGCGATGATACAAATTATCTGTATGTTCCCATTCAATCAACTTCTCAAATAAGTCAGGGTGACGGTTGACCATGTGGGAAAGCTCAGAAGTCGATGCGTTCGGGCAGAACCAACAACCGTTGCGTTTGGAATGTTGATAACAGGGCGAGAGCATATCGTATTTCTCGCACAGCCGCCAAGCATCCGCTTCCGTCATGCCATACTTTGCAAGAAGGCTGATGTCCTTCTCCTTATTCAGTCTGGCAAGACGCTTTGGCTCGTCCAATGCAATACCTACATAGCTACGGGTGTCATCAGGTTGAGCCTTATGGTACTTGCGGAGCGGAGGCATTTTACAGTCCCGATTTACCGCGCACTTTCCCGGCCAGACAAAACCTCGGAGCAGCCCTTCATAAGGTCCTCTTGTGATAATGTGATGGAACACATCATCGTAAGTTTTGTCACTTCGCAGGACCGTGAATTTGCATCCGAGTTCATTTTCAACGAACCGTTTGAGCTTTTGGTGGATAAAGTCCCGATGCTCCGGGACTTCTCCACTGATCTCCTGATCGAACATCACCTCACTGTAAATGACCTCATCCAACGGCTCGTTTTTCTCCGCAGCAAGAAGAATTGTTGCTACGCTGTCCTTGCCTCCGCTGCATGAGGCAATATATCGCGGGCGCGTCATCGGTCGAACTCCATCTTGAAGCTGACATACTTGCCGCCTGTGTCATCCAGACGGATCACCGCATCATAGAGCTGCGGGCGCTTTGGCGTATAAAGCCCGGTCACTCTGCACCAACCCTTGTCCAGCAGTTCGGCGGCGATTTTCTTGGTCAGCTTCTTTTTCTTACTCGTAAAGAACTTGTTATCCTCCCACATACAGAAGGAGCATTCCTTGTTCGAGCAGTAGTAGTTTCCCTTGCCTACATAGACCGGCGAGCCGCAGCGCGGGCATTTGCCGATGGACTCTCTGCCGGTATCGAAGCGGTTTGCCTCGGCCTCAGAGAGGAAGGGATAGGCTTTGACCAGATCGGAGGTCATTCCCACAATGCCGGAAAGGAACTTGTCCGCATCCGCATTGCCACGCTCAATCTGCATCAGGGTATTTTCCCATTCTGCCGTCATGGTAGGCGAAGTGATCTGTTCTGGCAGGACGCATACAAGGTTGTTGCCGTCCTTTGTAGGCACGAGAGATTTGCCCTTGCGCTCAACGAAGCCGCCTTTGACCAGCTTTTCGATGATACCGGCGCGGGTGGCGGGAGTGCCAAGCCCTTTCTTTTCGGTATCATCGTCGAACTCAGCGTTTCCCGCAGTTTCCATTGCCGACAGAAGGGAGTCTTCGGTGTAGGACTTCGGCGGGGATGTGTAATGTTCGGTGACGCTGGAATCGACAGAAGAGAGAATATCCTTCTCATTCAGAGAAGGCAGCGAGCGTTCCGGCTCGTCCTTTTCCTTGCTCTTGAGCGTTTCCTTGAAGCAGCGCTCAACCGACTTCCATCCATCCTGTACGACCGTTTTGCCTTTTGCCTTGAACTCGAACCCCTCACAGGTGAGCGTGACCGAAGTCTCATCATAGATGTGCTTCTCACCGGTAGCGCTCAGAAGGCGCATGGCGATAAGCCGGATGATTTTCTGCTCCGACTCCGGCAGCTCGGCGAGGTCCTGCTTTTCAAGCTGGACAGTGGGGATAATGGCATGATGGTCAGTGACCTTGGCGTTGTTGGTAATTCTCCCGATGTCCGGCTCATGGGTGATGCCCTCAAAGAGCGGCAGCTTGCGGGAGACAATGCCGATCACCTGATGGGCGGTGCTCTCCATATCCTCAGTGATGAACTGACTGTCCGTTCGGGGATAGGTAAGCAGCTTTTTCTCATAGAGGGACTGCACCAGATCGAGCGTCTGCTGGGCGGTAAAGCCATAGTAGCGGTTGGCTTCCCGCTGCAAGGTGGTCAGATCATAGAGCTTTGGCGGGTTGACCGTCTTCGTCTCCTTCTTGAGAGAAGAAACGACGGCTTGCTTTTTATCGCAAGCCGCCGCAATCGCCTTCGCCTCGTCTTCGGTTTTGACCTTTTCCAGATCCGCCGTCAAGTTGTCTTTGCTGATATGGACATTGAAGTATTTCTCCTTGTGGAAGGTGGAAATTTTGCCTTCACGCTCCACCAGCATTGCCAGCGTAGGCGTTTGGACGCGCCCGACCACCAGCTTTTTATGATAGAGTGTTGAGAACAGCCTTGTGCCGTTGATACCGACAATCCAATCTGCCTTGGAACGGGCAAGCGCGGCTTCGTAGAGCCGGTCATACTCGCCGCTGCTTCGCAGATGGGCAAAGCCCTCCCGGATCGCGTTGTCTTCCAACGAGCTGATCCACAGGCGCTTGAAAGGCTTCGTGCAACCGGCTTTCTTGTAGACCAACCGAAAAATCAACTCGCCCTCGCGCCCCGCATCGGTGGCGCAGACAAGCTCGGTCACACGCTTATCGAGCATAAGGTCACGCAACACCTTGAACTGCTTCTGCTTGTCCTTCGGAACTTCAAACAGCCATTCATCCGGGACGATGGGGAGATCGCTGTACCGCCATTTGGCAAAGCGCTCATCGTAGGAGCTTGCGTCCGCAAGCCCCACAAGATGACCAACGCACCATGAGACAATGTAGTTGTTTCCTTCGAGATAGCCGTCCTTACGGGAGGAAGCGCCCAGCACCTTCCCGATAGCGGCTCCAACACTCGGTTTTTCCGCAATCACTAAGATCAAATCGTTTCCTCCGTTTCTTTGGTTTCGTCCCCGTCATCCTCATCGTCTGCAATGACAGGCTCTTCGTCCTCGTTGATGTACGGCTCTTCCTCATAGCCCTCGTCATCGAAGAAATCCAGATCCTCGTCCTTCTGCTTCTTGCCGCGCACGAACTTGAAGTAGTAATATGCACCACCGCCGATGCCGACCAGCGCGATGATGCCGATGATCAGGGCAATGTTCGGGGAAGCGTTTTCCGGCTCTTCGGGCACCTCGGTTTCCTCGCCCTCGACCGGCTCTTCCGGCTCAGGTACAGCGCCGGTACACTCGCTCATGTTTGTTTTGCAGACTGGGCATTCCGTATTGACAGCTCCGGCCTCGCAGCGGGTATCGCAGTTACAGGTAGTAAGCGAAGATGCCGTTTCCTCATCCAACAGGGCAAGCAGATCGGCCTCGTCCACCATGTTGAGGAAATAGGTCTGGTACTGTTCCTCTTCCTCGTTGATGGGCGCATCGTAATCGATCACGACATAGAAGGTGTTGCCGGTCTTGGTCTGCACCGTGATGAACTGCTTATTCGTCGCCTTGTCATAGAGCAGATCGCGGGTATAAGCGTTACCTTCACCGTCAATCGGCTCGCCCTCATACGGTTCAGGCTCTTCGGGTGCTGCGGTTTCCGGTGTTGCCTCGGGCTGGGTCGCCTCCGTGACCGGAAGCTCCTGCTCGGTATCATCCGCATAGGCGAATGCGGGTACAGTGAACGAGATACAAAGCGTGAAGCACAGTGCAAGTGCCGCCAGAAGGCGGATTCCTTTTCTCTTAGTCATTGTCCGTCACCTCCTGCTGGGTAGTGGTAGGCTTTTCCGCCTTGCTGTCCTTCATCGCGGCAAGGAAGGACATGATCTGATCCTTGTCCATGACCATTGCACGGACGGTGTTGACGATTTCAAGGTTTTCCAGCTCGGTTTTCTTGTCGTACAGCTCCTTGAGCTGCCCCTGCAGGTCCTCGACCTTCTTCTCGGTTTTGGCGATTTCCGCGCAGACCTTCTGATATTTCGGGTTCATAAAAACGCTCCTTTCGGTTAGTAGTTGGGTCTTCCAAAGGCATAAAAGTGGGATTGCCAATAGGAAGTGTTGATGGATGTGTACTGGATGGGATCGCCGCAGTGCAACATCACATTGTCGCCCACATAGATGCCCACATGGGACACGCCCGGCGTGTCATAAGTGCCGACAAAGAAGACGAGATCCCCCGGCTTCACATCGGCGCTGGAAACAGGCGAACAGACATTGTAAAGCCCCTGCGCACCCAGCCGCCCGGTGTTGACAAGTCCGCTGTTTGTGAGAACATAACTGACGAATCCCGAACAGTCAAAGGAAGTGGACGGATTTGAGCCGCCCCAAACATACGGGTAGCCGAGATATTTTTCTGCCTCTGCGATGAGAGTTGCGAACTTCTCGTCCGTCAGATACTCCGCATTGACCGTGTAGTCATCGGGTGGGTTTTCAATGTACTTGTCCACATAGCCGGAGCCGGGGAACAAATCCTCGCGGTTGCCCAGCGTTGACATATAGGCTGAGTACATGGAGAGCTGGTCTTCATTCATGATGTAGACCGGTAAATGGGAGAGGTCAAAGTTTTCCAGCGTAACGGTACAGATGTAGTAGTTGTATGGGACTTCGACCTCATAAGTGTAAGTTTCCGTGCTGGTTTCACCGGTTTCTGGATCGGTGACAGTCGTTGTCCCGGTACGGGTCTCTGTCCGGTAGCGTACCTCAACCTCCACATCTTCGGTGAGGATGTATTGCCGGTCAAAGAGCGTTTGAAGAAGCCCCTGAACTTCGTCCAGAGTGAACTCTCCTTCATTGAAGGCGGAGAGAATGGAAATGAGCACATAGGGATCGTGCTCAATCGCGTCGAGGTCAAAGTGGTACTCGTCGTAGTCGTGTGTGCTTTCGTAGTTGTCCAGATACGATTGCAGCTCGGCCTCCATCTGACAATACTGCGCCTCCGCGCCGGTCATGGCATCGTCCTCACTGAGGTAGGAAGTGGCGATGACAGACGAGGTGGTAGAGGTGAACATTGCCGTGCAGGAGCTAATCCCAGCAGACAACAGGATCAGAATCATCAAGCCAGCTCCCAGCCAAGCAAAGACCTTTTTGTTCTTGACGATAAAGTCCTTTACCTTATCCGACGCTTTCTCTCGGATGGTTTTACCGGTGGACTTGGTGGCGGTGGAGGCCGTTTGCGTTCCTGCCTTGCGAGCCGCAGCATATTCCTTCTTGATGTGCTGCTTCTGGTAGTGCTTATTCATATTGGCTCGGGAAGCCTTCATCTCAGGATTTTCGGCGACCGTCTTCTCAAAATGGAGCTTCCGGTCAGCGGCCTCGGCCTTCTGCTCCAGCTTAGACACCTTCTCGAACGGCTTGTTTGCACTGCGCTCTGTATGATGCTGGTAGTGGCGGACAACGGACTCGGCGGCAATCTCTGTCTTATGGGCAGCTTCTACACCGGAGTTTTCCTGCTCCACCTCATGGATTTTGCCGTGGATGCCAGAGGCAAGCGTATCGCCGACCTTGCGGACGGTCTTGTCTGCCTCAAACTGCAATTTGCTCTGTCCCTTGGGGACTTTCAGCTCGTCTTCAAAGTAGAGGCGGGTTTTGCCTTTACCGGTTTCCTCGTCAAAGACGCGCTCTTTTTTCAACACCTTCTTGGTGGGCAGCTTCTCACGGGCGGCATCCAGACGCTCATGCGCCTTCTGAGATTTTCGCTCCAACCGTTCAATCCGTCTGGAAGCTGGGGCATCATCGTCAAGGTCCGGCATCTCTGCGGAGGTTTCCGCCGCTCTTTCCAGAACGGACTCTCCATCAATCTGCCTTTCAGCGCGAGGTCTGCTGACCTTACCGGTAACAGCGGTATCGGCAAATGCTTTTCCGTAGTCAACAGAATGGGTGCGGTATGTCTCAGAGTGCAGAGTGTGAAATGTGGGATCATCGCTGACGGGTAGATCGCCCGGATTGTACTCTTGCGCCGCATCTGCGGACTGTGTTTCGGCTTGAGCCTGACTCACTGCGTCTTCCAGCTCATCAGGACGAAGCTGCCGCCGCTTCTTGACCTCTTCGGCAATATCGCCGGTTTCCGTGTCATGGGGCGCGACAAGCTGGGCGTCCTCAAGCCGTTTTGACACTTTTTCTGAGGTGCCTTCGGTAAGGTTTTCTTCCACAGCGCCGTCTCTGGTCATCCGCAGGACAACCCGGTCTTTTGGCTTCAATTCATCATGAGGCATCAAATTTCACCTCCAATCCGCGCCTCGGCAAGTTCTTTATATTCAGGATTTAACTCGATCCCGACATAGTGACGGTCAAGCTGCTTTGCGACCATGCCGGTTGTGCCGCTTCCCATGAAGGGATCAAGGACAACGCCGTCTTTCGGGCATCCGGCAAGCAGACAGGTTTCAACCAGTTTAGGCGGGTATGCGGCATAGTGACCGCCTTTGAAGGGGACAGTGTTGATAATCCAGACATCCCGCTTGTTGCGCAGCGGGTTTATCATGTCATCGGTGATCTCGCCATGTTCCCGGCAAAGATTGATGGTTTGCTGCTTTACCTGTCCGGGGATAGGTTCCCCGTATTTGTTGCTTCCCTTGACCCCACGCTTGAGCCTACTCGCTGTTCCGGGAGCAATCGGCTCGGAGATTGCCCGGTAGTCAAAGAAATACTTCCGTGACTTTGAGAACAGGAAGATGTGTTCATAGCAGCGGGCGCAGCGGTCTTTGACACTCTCCGGCATCGGGTTTTCTTTCATCCAGATAATGTCATTGCGCAAATACCAGCCGGAGTCGCGGAGCGAAAAGGCCAGCATCCACGGGATGCCGATCATGTCCTTGGGCTTGCAGCCCTCAACCTTGTAGTTAAGAGCCACAGCCTGACCATTTCTGCCCTTGGGATTTTTTGCGTCCACATAGCTGCCCTGATTGCCTTTCCCGGCATAGGTGTCGGAGATGTTGAGCCAGAGCGTCCCATCCGAACGCAGAACGCGCCTGACTTCGGTGAACACTTCCGTCAGGCGCGAGATGTATTCCTTTGGCGTTGCCTCTCTGCCGATCTGCCCGTCCACACCGTAATCACGCAGCGCGTAATACGGCGGGGAGGTGATGCAGCAATGGACGCTTTCATCGGGCAGCGTTTTGAGGACTTCGAGACAATCGCCGGTGTAAATGTGATCAAGCTGTATGGGGACTCCCTCCTTTCTGCGAGACTTGATGCGCAATCAGTCGGAGAAATACTCGTCCGGCTCGTAGTCCTCGTCATCGTCCAGCTCATCCTCCCAGCGGTCGATGATGGACTCGGCCTCCTTCGCCGCTTCGCGGTACAGGGAAAGACGATTGCGCTCATAGGCGGCATAGGCCGGGATGAACTTGCCAAACTCCTGAATGGCGCGGACATCCTTGGTGCGCATATCCGATACCATGTCGATCAGCTCGGCCATCGTCAGCAGATCCTCAATCATGCTGTCATACTTCTCCTTGGGGATGGTGACGAAATCATCCTCATACTCGTCTTCCTCATCCATATCAAAAGCGGAAGGAGTGCCGGACACACGGTAGATGTGCTCTTTCTCCTGAATGGAGTCGAGAATACCGCCGATGACCTCCGTCGCCTCATCGGCGCACTCGGCGATTTCCTCACGGACATGGAGGTAAGCGCGGTGGTGCTTTTTCAGCTCATCCTCCTTGCGGATCAGGTTGACCAGCTCCACGGTCAGCCCCATCAGGCCGAAGAAGCTGTCCATGCCTTCCTTGACCTCGCGGAAGCTCATCTCAACCGGCGTATCGCCGAAAATCTCGGTCATCTCGTCAACGGTGATCTCAAAGTTCTCATTCATATTCTTTTTCATAAAGGTAGTCCTCCTTAATTCTGCAAGGTTTCTTCGGGCTTGGTGGTCATGTAACGATAGAGCATCGTGTCCTTCGGGAAGTCATCCTTGAAGGGGACGATGGTCGAGCCGTAGAAGATCAAGCCTTCACCGGCGTTGGAATTGGTGATGTAGTTCTGCTGGCTGGGCGAGATGTTCAGTGCCTTCGAGAGGATCTGCCGGTCGCCGGATGCCTGGTTCAGAAGGTAAACGAAGTCGGAGTTCTCAAAGATGTTCTCAATCTCACGAGAAGCCAGCAAATCCTTGACATTCTGGGTGATCCCGGTCGGAATCCCGCCCCATTTTCTGAACCGCTTCCAGATTTCGACGGAATAGGCGGCTGTCTGTTCTTCCTTGAGCAGAAGGTGGAACTCGTCCATGTAGTAGCGCGTCGCTTTGTGCTGGGCGCGGTTGATGGTCACGCGGTTCCAGACCTGATCCTGCACAATGAGCATCCCCAGCTTTTTGAGCTGCTTTCCGAGCTGCTTGATGTCATAGCAGACGAAGCGATTATTCACATCCACATTCGTCCGGTGATTGAAGACATTCAGCGAGCCATGCACATAGATTTCAAGGGCAGTGGCAATCCGCTGTGCCTCCGGCTCACTCTGACTGCGCAGGATGTTGTAGAGGTCTTCGAGAATAGGCATCTTCTCAGGGACCGGATCGGCAAGGTAGTCCTGATACACCTTGCGGACGCTGCGGTCGATGATGGTCTTTTCCACCGGTTGCAGCCCATCCTTGCCGCCCACAATCAGCTCACACATGGAGAGGATGAAATCAGACTTCAAAGTCAGCGGGTTTTCCTCTTCCGAGTAGTTCACATTGATGTCCAGCGGGTTGATGTAGTCGGTGCTCACCGGCGAGATGCGGATGACCTGACCGCCGAGCTTCTGCACAAGGGGATAATACTCCGCCTCGGGATCGCAGACGATGATGTCATCCTCTGTGATGAGGAAGGCGTTGGTCATTTCCCGCTTCGCCGAAAAGCTCTTGCCGGAGCCGGGGGTGCCGAGGATCAGACCGTTCGGGTTTTTGAGCTGCTTGCGGTCAACCATGATCATGTTGTTGGAGAGCGCGTTCAGCCCGTAATACAGCGCCTCGCCGCTCTGAAAAAGCTCCTGCGTCGTGAACGGGACGAACACCGCCGTCGAAGAGGTGGTCAGCCCGCGCTCAATCTCGATCTGATTCAGGCCAATCGGGAGAGAGGACATCAGCCCTTCTTCCTGCTGGAAGTCCAGCCGCTTGAGCGCACAGTTGTATTTCTGGGCAATGGAAGCCGTCTGGAAGATGGCATTTTCGAGCTTCTGGCGGGAGGCAGCGGTATTCATGATGAGGATGGTCACAAGGAACATTCTCTCGTTGCGCGTCTGAAGGTCCTGCAACAGGCGCTTGGCCTCACCGCCGTAGGTGGCAAGGTCGGACGGGATGATTTCCATGTCATATCCGCTTCTCACGGCCTTCTTCTGCTCTTCAATTTTCATCTTGTCGAGGTCAGTAATCTTCATCTTGATGCTCTTGATGGCTTTCGCCTGATCAATCGTGCGGATATGAAGATTGACCGTGATGTTGCTGTCCATGTCGAGGAAGTCAGCCAGCATCCGGTCATTGAGTTCCGGCGCGAGGATTTGCAGGAAGCTCACTGCGCCGATGGCCTTGCCCATCTTGAAGCACTTGCCTTCACGGAAGTCGAAGGAAGTGGGCGCGATGAAATCTTTGCTGCTGAGTCCCGTCCGGGCTACCATGTCAAAGGAGAAGCGGAACGGCTCGTTCGAGTCCATGTTGAACACATCATGGAGCACTTTCAGCCGTTCGTAGCCGGACAGCGGCTCGGTCTTCACACCGAGGGTTTTGAAATTATTGAGGATGTCCGTCTCAATCCGATCCAGCTTGGCCTTCGCCATGCGCAGGGAGTCGGCCTCAATGCCGAAGGTAATGTACTTGCGCTTGATGAGGCCGTTGTTGCCCTTCGTGAGCTGGTTTTGCAGCATCTCGGAATACTCGCTGCGGATGTCGTTGAACTCGTCATCCTGCTCCGGGATGTTGATCTGCTTCTTGAACTCGCTGATGCTCGTCCTCTGGTTGATGAAAGAGAACTGGACAAAAATCGAGCTGTCAAAGTAGTTCAGGAAGTCGCACCAGTTCTCGAAGATGGCCGTCTTGTCCTCGTTCTGGGCGAGCTGATAGTTGATGTCGTTGAAACGGATAGTCTTTGTATAAAGACGGCTGTTGACCTTGCAGATGCCGTCGCGGCACATCTCCACATAGGGGATGGTCTGCTGCGCCGATTTGCGGACTTTCTTTGCCTTCTTGTCCTTTTTCTTCTGCAAGACCAGCTTCTTCTTTTCCTCGGCGGAGAGAAGATCGCCGTACACCTTGCCGTTTTTGGTAAGCCGCTTAGGTTCTGCGGCCTTTTTCGTGCTGCTGTGCAATCTGCAATTCCTCCTTCTCTTTGATTTCCTGCTGGATCGCAGCGTATAGGTTGCTCGTGCGGTATGGCCGCACCTTATCCCTCAAAAACATGGACTTGATCACATGACCGAGGATTTTTTCAGCCGGTTGCCCGTCCTTCTCATAGAGAGCGAAGAAGATGAACGGGAGCATGATGACCACCATCAGCATTGCCGAAGTGGAGATGCCGAGGCTGGGCTTAGTCAGGAAGAAGATCGGAACACCCGCTGCCGCAGCCAGCGCAAAGCAGATGAGCTGCCGCTTTGTCAGGTTGAACATGACCTTCGTCTTGACACGATTCAGGTCCTTCGGGACCGGTACAAACGCCATTGGGAACCTCCTTTCCAAGCGTGATGCTGCACTCGACCTCATTGCCCCATACATCCCAGCCTTCGGGGGACTGGCGGGCGAAAAGTTCGATGCGCGGGACATCGCCCATGAGCTGGACGATGCGGTTGCGGGCTTCCTCCGGTTTCTTGGAGTGCTCTTCGATGTGGCTCATGATGACCTGATGCACACCGGGGCTTGCCCGTTTGGGATGGCCTTTCGTTGCAAGGATGCAAAGTTCGGCATTCGCCCGTGTCCAGTAGCCCATGCCCCAAAAGAGGCTGTCGGACACCCGGTTCTGCTTGATCCAGACAAAAGCCGTTGTTTTGTATTCAAATCCCCATGCTTCAAGGACTTGGAACGCCTCCTGCATACAGGGGAAGGTAATCCACATGAAGAGCGCACAGTCTTTTGCTGCAAGCTCTCCAATAGGCAGAGCCTTGATGTCTTCAAGGCTCATGGTCGGGTAATGGCTTTCCGCTGAGCGGCCAAGCCCCTTCTTTGAGTAGACCTTGTACCGCCACGGAGGGTCGGCGTAGATCACGGAGTATTTCTTCAAGCTGACCCTCCTTTCTCAGTGGGCATTGAATAGTGACTTTGCAAGCGAACCTGTCTTGAACAGGGAGAAGCAAAGAATGACCGTATAAGCTGCCACCGAGAATAGCGCCGAGTGGATATTGGCTGCGATGATCATGTTGTTGATGAGCACGGCATAGATCGCAACGCACACCATGATGAGGAAGCCTTGGAATGCCAGCGCGAACAGCCCTTTGAGGTAGTTCGTGCCGATGCTGCCCCATTCGCGGTTGCTCATCGTCGCAATGGGAATGGGCGCGATGCTCACGGTGCAATAAATCTCAATCATACGGCCATAGAGAATGACCGTGATGAGAATGGACATGATCTTGAGGCACAGGCTGATCAGCAGCGTCTCTATGGACAAGCCGAGCAGTTCGCCAATGCCCATCGTTTCCATGCTGGCGCGCATTTGTTCAAGAGTGGATTCGATGTCGATGTTCGTGTCGCCGCTTATGACACCGGCTGCACCGGCTACGACATTCTGACCGATGTCGAAGACCGCCATCACAATGTCAAAGGTATTGGTAACGAGGTAGATCGCCACAGCCGCCTTGAAGAACCACTTGAAGAACATCCATGTGTCCATATCATGCAGGTTGTTTTTCTCGGTGATCATGGAGATCAGCTCGTAACACAGGACAAAGGTGATGATGATACCAGCGATGGGGACTATCACATTTTCGGATAGTCCCCGGATCATCTGGTATATGCTGCTATCCCATGAAGAAGGCGTTTTGCCTACCTCAGCAGCTATCGTCCCTACCTTGTCGTTGACATCGGTGAACATATTGGTCATGTTGCTTTCAATCCAGCCGATCAGAAGCTCTTTTATGGCTTCCTCGATTTTTTCAAGGATAAATCCCAATATTTCACCACCTTTCGGTTATGCTGGGGCTGCCGGATCAGAACAGGCCAGACAGGAGCGGGATAAGGGTCGTGCCGATGAGTACCACACCACCACCGGCCATCAACTGCTTGATTCCTTGGCTCTTGGCACCGGGATTGTCATTGCCGTACCCCTCCATGAGGTTGACCACGCCCCACACGGCAAGGCCAGCGCCAAGGGCGACAACGAGGGTCTGCAAAACGGTAACTGCCTGATTGATAAATTCCATAAATGACCTCCTTATGTTGGAAATTGATTAAAAATTAAGGGAGAGCGCGGCATTTCGCGCCCTCCCATGTGGACACGCGAACCGGTGATCAGAACAAACCGGACAGCAGGGGGATGAGGGTCGTGCCGATGAGTACCACGCCGCCACCGGCCATCAACTGCTTGATGCCCTGGGACTTGGCGCCGGGATTGTCATTGCCGTACCCCTCCATGAGGTTGACCACACCCCACACAGCCAGACCGGCACCGAGGGCAACAACGAGTGTCTGAAGGACCGTAACCGCCTGATTGATAAATTCCATAGAGTAACCTCCTTGATTTTTGAGTGTGAATTATTGAAAATGGGCAAAAAAATAGAAGCCCCGTCATTGTTCTGCTTTGGGCATTGCCCATGCGCAGTGCATGACGGGGCTTCAATCGGCTTCAACCTCTCCCATGTCATAGAGATCGAAGGTTTGGGTGGGCTTGACTACCAGCTTGTGAGAACGGTATTTCTCGATGTCAAAGGCGTTGCGCTTATCGTAGTCGGACAGCATTTTGTATTTTGGATGCTTCGTAATATCGTACTTGTCACTGAGAAAAGGTCTCACGCCTCTAAGCTGCAAAATACATTTGCCGCCGTCCATGACAGCAATTTCGTCCTCCGACATGAGTTGCTTGCCGGTCTTCTGATAGTTCAGGCCGTATGAGTTGTTGGTCGAACGGGTTTCTGATGTGTTATATAGGTCGATTGTCTCCTTTCCGAGGATTTCACTGAGTTCCTTCAAAGTGGATTTTTCCTTGCCGCCGAGGAAGAGCGTACAGTCGCAGTTGCCGACAATCGTGTCCGCTGCGTCCTTGTAGATGGTCTTGAGCTGGCTCTGGGACTGCAAGATGATGGATGCTGAGATTTCCCGGCTTCGGATCGTAGCAATCAGTTTGTCGAATTTCGGGATTTGACCGATGTTCGCAAACTCGTCGAGCAAGCAGCGGACATGGACGGGAAGCCGCCCATTGTAGACATCATCCGCCTTGTCGCAGAGCAAGTTAAAAAGCTGGGAGTACATAATCGCAACGACAAAGTTGAAGGTATCGTCGGTATCAGAGATAATGACGAACAGCGCCGTCTTGCGGTCGCCGATACAGTCCAGCTCCATCTCGTCGTAACTCATCAGCTCCCGCAGCTCCGCGATGTCAAACGGGGCAAGCCGTGCGCCGCAGCTAATCAGGATCGACTTGGCTGTTTTGCCAGCGGCTAACTTATATTTACGGTATTGCTTGACCGCGAAGTGGTCAGGGTCGCGCTCTTCCAGCTCATCGAACATGAGGTCAACGGGATTTTTGAAAGTCTCGTCATCCTCTCTGGCCTCCGAAGCGTTGATCAATTCGAGCAAGGTAGTGAAGTTTTTCTCGTGCTCCGGCGCTTCGTACCAGATATAGCCGATGAGTGCGGTATAGTAGAGCTTTTCTGCCTTGACCCAGAAATCCTCCCCGGACTTATCGCCATCTCCCTTCGTATTGACGATGATCGTATTGACCAGCTTGAGGATGTCCTTCTCGCTGCGGATGTAGGCGAACGGGTTGTAGTGCATGGATTTTCGGAAGTTGATCGTATTTAGCGACTTGATGATATAGCCGTTTTTCTCAAGCATCTTTCCGCATTCGACCAGCACTGTACCCTTGGGGTCTGTGACCACATAGGAGCTGTGCATCTGCATGAGGTTGGGCTTCACAAAGAAGCGGGTCTTGCCGGAGCCGGAACCGCCGATCACAAGGATGTTCTTATTCCTCGCGTACTTCGGCTGCTTCGGTCGGCTGTTCATCGTCAGCCCCTCGGTCTGGGTGAGGATGACATTGTTGGAGAAGTCGTCATCCATGTAAGGCCGGATGTCTTCCGGTCGCCCCCAACGGGCTGACCCGTATTCCTCCCCTTGGCGGAATTTCTTGCGGTTTTTGCCTTTGATGTAGACGGCCAGCTTGAGCAATGCGCCTCCTGCCACACCAATGAGAAGGTCTACCGGGTGGAAGCTGGGGAGCGGATTGGCAAACGCTGCGCCGAAATTGGCAAAGCCGCCAGTGAGCTTGTCAATAAACTCCGTACCGGGAGCCAGCCGGAAGACCGCCGCCAGCTTATCCACAAAGTAGAAGGCGAACACATACGGGAGATTGGGAAGGACGAGCTTTTTGATGTCGAGTTTTTTCTTCATAGCTCAACGCCCCGATCCTTCGTCTTGACCTTGACCTTCTCCTTGTGCTGGGCTTTGGACTGCTCCCTGCTGCGGGAGAGATTCTGCTTGAGGGATTGTTTTTCTTTCTGCTTGACCGTCTTGGCGGAAAACTCCTTGAACGCCTGAGTCATCACATCCACATCCCGCCCTTTGAAAAAGACGAGATAGCGCGGCGGCTGCTCAGAGGTGTCTTTCTTGAGCGCGTAGTCGATCCCGTACTTGTTCGCTGTGCGCTCGAAAGACTTGATGTTTCCGTCGGTCACTTCAATGTTGCTGATTGCGGCGTTCTGCTCGACAAGGTGCTTGATGGACTGCTTGCCCCGATAGGTCTTGGGCTGAGAGGCTTGCTTCTCTGCCTTTTCAATTTCCTCGATGAATTTGGCGAGCGCCTTTTTCAACACTTCCGCAGTGATCTTGCCGCCCTTAATGGCAATCGCAACAACTTTGGTATTTACTTCATCCTGCATGGGGACCTCCTTTCTGAGATTTGCGGGGCAATCCCGTCACTAAGGCGGGACACCATGTAAAATGTGGATCATGTTTTCATCTCACCCCCTTGAAGTTGATTAAGAATGCTTACGCATCAGCCTTTCCCGTGAAAATCGTAGTTCACGCGGGCTGAATAGTAGTTGTCTATGGTCAGCGAAGCGTTGTATAACGCCGTGAGCAGATATGCCCGAATGTTCCGAATGTCGGAAGGGCAATCGTTCATCGCTTGGAGCACATAGTCAATGTGGCCGCTGTCCAGCTTGAGGAAGCGCGACTTGACCACCGGCTGCGGCATATCCTCGCCGTTGATACGGATGGTGGGGCTTGTGGAGCAGATAGCATCCAGCATAATCTCGACAATTTCGTTTACACGGTCAAGGTCATAGTGCCTGTCCTGAGAGCGGATGTCGATCTCAAGGTTATCCCGGATCAATTCCCTGTATTGCTCCCGTTCATCCATCCTGTCCATCCCATCAAGATTGATAGATTGATACTTATTCAGAGAGTTATTTCTTTGGTTGTTAATTACTTGATTGGTATTTAATTGTGCGGGATTTTCCCCATGTGGGTTCTCCATGTGTGGATTATCCATATCTGGATTCTCCACATCTGGATTTTCCCTGTGTGGAGAAACCGGTTGTGGCTGTTCGTAAATCTCAAAGACCGTGTTGCTCATCCTGCCCTTGGCGTCGCGTTGCCTGTGACGGATAAGGTAGCCGTGAACTTCAAGCTCCCTGAGAGCTGCCAGAACAGCATCGGGGCCTTCCTTGCAGATCGCCGAAAGACCTTTCGTTGAGAACTGCCAGCCATCGTTGAAGGACAGCATTTTGGAGAGTAGCCCCACGGCCTTGAGGGACAGGGTTTTATCCCTGAGATGGTAATTTGCCATGACCGTGTAGCCACGGTTTTTGTTGACGCGATAGACTGCCATGCGGTTATCCCTCCCTTGCCATCACCGGCTGACAGCGCAGCGTTGACAGCTTCACCGGGGAATAGGGACATTCCTCGAAGACACAGGTTTGATATTTCCAGTAGGGACGATGGAAGCAGCACGACCGGCACTCCGGGCAGATTCCTTCGCATCCGCTGTCATAGTGGTTGTGGCCGGGTACCTCCTTCATGAGGGCTTCAAAGGCTTGCAGCTTACCGGCTGTCATGTAGCTCATTTTGTTTTCTCTCCTTTCCTCGCCGCACCGCCGTCATCTGCAAGAGGCAGATTGTTCCAGCTTTCGGGCAACAAAAAAAAGAGGGTTTGCTTCATGCTCCGAATTGGAGAATGAAACAAACCCTCTTAGCTTTTCAGATATTTAGATGATTTCTCGGATGGTATGGATGATGCCGAGCAGCAGCCCGACAACCAGGGCGAGTCCTCCGATAAGACCGCCGATGATGATGTTGAGTGCGAAGATTCCTACTGTGCCGGATATGCCGTAACCGAAGGGGACAAGCCAGAGACACATCCTGCGGATGCCGAATGGGAAGCCGACACAGAGCCACATCAGGAAGTAGTCACATACGCCGTCCGCCATATAGACCGGCTTGAAGAATGCGGCAAGACAAAGGGCAATCAGCAGAGGAAGCAGCACTTCCTTGAGAAAAGTCTTCACATCCTCACCCTCAATCCCTGCAAATCGTCCGTGCGGATGCCGACGAGATACCAGTCCGCAGCCATCTCGATCCGGGTGGGTTTCCACTTGCCCCCGATCATGACATCGAAGCATTCCCCGCAGTGCAGACCGCCGTAGTAGCAGTCAAGGTCAAAGCGAATGTCGTACCGATCCGTTGCGTGGTCATAAACCAAAGTTCCCTGTTTCATGATGGACTCCTTTCGTTGTGGGCAGCGCAACGGGAAGAGCTTATGCAGTGTACCTCCATAGCCACCGCCAGCCGGTTTTGATCCGGTGCGCCGATTGTTGAGCGATTGTTCCTCTTTCAGGTCAAAAAAGAAGGGACTAAGCCAGAATCCCTTGATTTTCAAGGTCTTTCTGATTTAGTCCCATTATCGCACAACAATCTTTCACAATCACACAGTTGGCTTCTCCCTGCTCAATCATCCGCATCATTTCCTGGAAGGCCGGACGGTCAAAAAGGACGCCGCTATAACCGTCATCAATCTTTTCTGCAACAACCTCAATTTCCGGGTGCCGGGCAATGTAGTCGTCGATCAGCCGCCGCTGGTTGGCAACGCTGTCACTTTCCACCGACTTGTCATCCGTATAAGAAAGACGGATATACTTAATCGTTTTGTAAACCTGCATAAAAAACACTCCTTTCATTGCGCAGAAAAATCCCCGCAATTCAAGAAGTGTGGCTATGCCGTATTCAATTCCTTTTCCGATTCTTATTCTACCACGACTTTGCGGGAAAGTCAGCCCCTTACTGAAAAATATCCGGCTTTACCGCAGGATTCCTTTGATACATTCCTCCAGAGTGGCTCCGCCGGAGGCAAAACTGGCATGGACAGTAAAGCGCCCACACTTAAAGCGGTAAGGATTTTTAATCTGACGGACAAATTCAGCAATCCGATCCTCACGAGAAAGCTCCCTGTCAACTGTAACCTCCCGAATGTCTACCAATGCGCCGGTTCCGCCAACAGCAGTTGTATGTTCCATAATACCAACTCCTTCCTGAAAATTTCTGGTTATCAAAACCACATGAATAGGTCGGACCTACGGCTACTAAGCGCATAAATCCGGCCCATTGTATCTGATTTCGATTTTCTCTGCCGTATTTGCCACGCATCCCCGGCAAGTCCTCATGTGAATAAGGACGGGGCTGTCACAGGCTGCGGGGAGCTTATCCGCATCATAGCCCCGCATACGCCGCCGCTTTGCCAGAGCTGGCGTACGCCGCAGGAACTCTCCCCAAGTCTTTAGGGAGCCGTGAAGAAGTACCATTGTGATCTGTGCCGTCGTCGCGTCCGGCCTGCCACAGCCGGTTTCGTAGGTTGCGTTGATCGCTCGGACAGCCTGGATTCATCACCTCCTTAGGCTGCCTGTCGCCGCGCCGCCCCATCTGCCGCTCGGAACACAGAATGAAGTACCTGTAACAGCGTATATTCAGTTGTCAAGGAACAGGCGAGGGGCGTGGCAGTTATGACAGTATTTCAGTTGGGTGGGCGGGCGCATGTGCGCCGCCACACCCGTCAGGCTTGTCCCGCCGAATATATCCCTCTATTATTCATTTCATTTTTGAGGGTTATTTTCGGGGTCTGCCTCCATTTTTTTCAAAATTTTATTCAAGCGTCGGAGTCCGCGCTGGATTCCTTCATACACTGAACTAACAGCAGAGCCTTCACTTTTGGCAATCTCTGATAAGCTCATTCCAAGCAGAAAATGCGAAGAAATCCGATTACGCTGTTTCTCCGGCAAAGAATCCAGCGCTTTATACAGCTTTGCGTTTTCTTCCTTCTGCTCGAAAATATCGGCAGGTGTCAGAACAATTACCAGAGCGTCCCGCTCAACATTTGCATCATAGTCCAGCGAAAAATATGCCTTGTGCCGGTATGTACGAAGGGCATAGGCTGCCTCTTTCAGTTTATATTGATAAAGCAGGTCGGCCACTTCATCTGGCACTTCCACAATGGTATCTGTTATATAAAACGGGTAATAATCCCGCAGATTGATCTCTTTCATAGATGATCCTCCAATTTCGATTTTTTGAGTTGACAGGCAAAATCGAAATCAGAGGGCGGGGATCTGCATCCAGGACTGCTTTCTGCAACAGCAGCATCAGTCAGGCTTGTCCTGTCCGCAGACAAGAAAAGAGCGCATACCTGTTTTGTTTCAGGCGCACGCTCAAAGGGGCATTTTGCAGATTGCAGGGAGAAAAGATAAAAATATGTCGATACAAAAAGCGCCGCAGCCTTTTGAGCTGCGGCACTAAAAGATATTCGTCTGTATCGCTGTCGTTTTCTGTGGAAATATTGGACTTTACAAATGTGCATGTCTGCCCCCATATCCGGGGGAGCACAAACAGATTAGAACAGTATGCTTTTATTATACTCCCCACAATCTGTTACTTTGGGGACATTATATATGGTATAGCAATCAATCTCCGTTCACCTTCCTACCAGAAACCAGTCAAAATGTTGTAATTTCACTTCTTTTGCTATGTGGTGTCAAATTTATAGCCAACACCACGCACACTGATAATATAATCTGAAATATCAGGGGATGTTTTGAGCTTTTGTCGTAGCCGACTCATTATGTTATGGATCGCAGTAAGCTCATTCTCAACATATTCCTCACCCCACACATGGTAGGC